CCCCCATATCGACGCCGTCTTCAGCGACATCAAGATGCCGGGCATGGACGGCTTCGCCCTGGCCAAATGGGTTCACGAACATCGCCCCGATACGCCGGTGATCCTGGCCAGCGGCTATACCGGCAAGACCAACATGGCCACCGACCTCTGCGGCGCCCAGGTCCTGCGCAAGCCCTACGACTTCGATCTCATCGTCGAGCAACTCCGCGAAACCGTCGCGCGTCGGCACCCGCACAGCGCCTAGGCTGCAGGTCAGTGCAGGGAAATTTCAACGCCCGCGCTCTTCACGACCTGGAGCTCGACCTTCGCTTCGGGAACATGCAACAGGTCCAGGTGATCGCTATCTCGCCATCTCATCTGAACATTTGCTGTCGTCTCAGCCTGTTCGATCGTCAGAGACGAATTGTTCAGCAATAATATTTCAAGGGGCTTTTGCGTCTCCGTGCGCAGGAGATAAACATGAGTCAGCAAGCCGGCTTGCCCCGGTCCGCCGATCTGTTCGATCTCCGAACGCGCAATCCAACGTCCGTCAGGTGACTTGACCTCTTCTTTCTGAAGAATCCTGGAGTCGTCACATCCGGACAGCATGAAAGCCAACCCCGCGCTCAGAAGCCCGCTTCGCCATTCCCGGATCGGTTTAAGGCAGGCGCCGCATTGCGGGAATGTCCGCTTCTGGCTCGAACCACTGGCCGTGTTCTATAACGCTTACCAAATGCCCTACCGGCAATGGCTTTCTCCTGCTTTTAAAGCCCAACAGTCTTGCGTAATGCTCTCCCAATGCTTCCGTCTCGTTGGGGAAATATAAATCGAATTCAAATCCGTCGAAACGTGTCCCAAAGCTGGCATGAATCTCATCTAACAGTTCGCCTGCATCGTCACCGCCAATGCCCAAATCCTGCAAGACCAAGGTTTTTTCCGAAATAACTTTCTTCTTTCCGCCTATCCGCCTGAGAAAAGACTCCAAGCGCGTGCGAATTTCGTCGCGAGAAAAAACTTGCTCCATCGAAGAGCATTCTAGAGCAATTTGCGGTTCTAATAAATACGGTTTGGGTCGGGGACGGGCGTGCAGACCGGGGCGTTGTAATGATCCATAAAATCCAGAAACATAAGCGGCGTCCCCAGAAAGGGGATTGCCCTGCCGATGGAGCCTCCGACACTTGCCGTACCTGTTAAAGGTTCGAGCGCATTCAGCCTTGCGCTTCCGGTGAGGTCGCGAGCCGCGCTCGAGGCTGGAGAAGTCACCGGCCCACTTTTTCCACCGCCGCTTATGCCACCCGGTTTCGGCAATGTCGGCATCGCCGTCCCATTCGCGACCGCTCCCACCCCCGCTTGGCCGCTGGTGTTTTGCTTTCCCCCACCATACACATTGGCGTAACCGCCCCCTGCGTCGCTATAGGGGTGAAGCGATCCATCTGGCAACTGGCATGCGCCATCATACCCCATCGCTATGCGCTGATACGGTCCAGGCGCGGTCACGGGTCCGCTAGACACCGCGCCCTCGCTCACCGTCGTGGGAATGCTGTTGATATCAGCAATGTCTTTGGGGTCCAGCAGCAGTGACAGACTGTCGGCACCCGTGCCCCGATTGGACAGATCAAGCCCGCCCAACAGCCCATCCGGCGACCAGCCTTCGGGTGTGGCCGGTCCGGCCGCCGCCGGCGTGCCCACTGGCGTGTCTATCCCATCGTCTTGCCAAGCCCGCACCGGCAGTTCCAGATTTCCCATTAATAACTCCTGACTGGTTGGACCGCCTGCGCCGGCCTTACCGCCTCGCCCATCGCCTTCAACCGGTCGGTCTCGGCCTTGAACGCGTCAATCTCCAGCTTGCGGTTGTCGATCCCCCGATCCTGCTGCAGCGCCGCCAGTTGCTGGCCCAGCCCGGCATTCTGCTGCTGCAATCCGGTGATTGCCGCCACCGCCTTGGCCCCCATCCCTTGTAAGGTCTGCTGCACCACCGGATGCGCCATCGGATCGGGCGCCACGTCATTGCCTGCCGCCGCCTGGAGCTGTGGCGGCAGCAGCGCATGTAGCCGCCGCGCCACCTCCGCCGCGTCCGGCCAGTCCAGGTTCTTGGCCAACAGGTCGCCCAGCACCGGCGCTGCCGGCGGATAGGCCTGGATCATCTGCAGGATCTGGTCGGCGCTTTCCTGCCGCCGGCTGGCATAACTGGGCCCGCTCTCCACCGTCAGGTCATACTTGCCCCGCGCCAGGTCGCATATTCTGGTCACCGGCAGGCCGCCCGCCGGGTCCGCCTGTACCTGCCCGCCCGCCCCTGTCACCGCCATCACCAGGCCCAGCTGCACGCTGCTGGCCTTGTTGTCCTTGCCCAGCACCCGGATCATCCGCCGCCCCGAATAAACCGTGGGGATCAGGTCGATCAGGATGCGCCCGCCATGCTCGATGGCGCGTGACAGATTGTCGATGAAGTGGAAGTTGGAGGTGTCCCCCTCCTTCTGCCGCGCGATGATCGCCCGTCCCGAGGTCTCGTTGCCCGCCGCCCCCAGGCTGGCGTCATACATCCCCAGGATGGCCTTCATGTCGTCGGCCGCGTTCAGCGCCTCCTGGATCGCCCCGATCGCCCGCCCGCTGTCCAAGGGCTGGCGCTGCGGCGGTGCATCCCCGTCATATTCGATAAAGGCATGGTTCTGGCTGTTCACCGTCGCCCATTTGCGCGCATCGCTCTTGAAGGTGCCCTTGCGCCCGATGAACGGCACTCTGGGCGCCAGCGCCGTCAGTTCGGTCGAGGCCGTGCGCCAATAGTTCAGCATCCGCTGCGCGTCCTTGGCGTCGCGGATCAGGCTGCGGAAATGCCGCTTGCCCTCCACATTCACTTCGTCGCCATAGACCGGCACGATGGGAATATACCTTCCCGCCCAGTCGTTTTTCTCCAGCACCTCGGCGCCGGTCAGCACCAGTTGCGTCACCTTGTGGGACAGCGCCATCCGCTCACCCATCACCGTCACACCCTGCGCGTCCAGCACACCCTTCTGCTTGGCATAAACGCCGGCTTCCAGCACCGAACCGTCCGACAGCGCCACGATCGGCCGCCGCACCCGTTCGCGCTTCCACCACTCCGCCACCAACACGCTTTTTTCCTGGCTCCAGGGCGAGGCCAGCCGGTCATAACCGGTGCTGGTCCAGTCCACCTCGGCGGCGCCCTTGTACTTGGCGCGGAAGGCATCGCGCCCCAGCACCTCGGTGACGAAACACTGGTTCCAGTCCGCGCTGTCGCATCCGGTACTGAGCGGATCACCATAGACTGAAAAAGGATTCGCGATCCGCTCGATCCGCAGGTCCAGGTCAAACGTGTCGTCATCGGCATAGTCGGTATTGATGCGGAAATAGCCGAACCCGTTCGACACCGCACTGTCCACCGCCGTGTCATAGGCCACGTCCGCCTTGCTGGTCTGCTCGATATTGCGGATCAGCCCATTGTAGATTTCCGCAATCTCGGGGTCCGCCTCGCTGTCCACCGGATGCACGTTGATGCCGGGCCGGTTCTGCCGCGCCTCATTCACCACCTGGCGGATGAAGGCCGGCTGCCGGTTGATCGTCAGGCACGGCCGCCCGTCCTTGATGCGCTGCTGGCGCACGCTTTCAGGCCATTGCTCCCCCAGCTTGGCAAAGCGCAGATCGTCCAGCGCCTCCAGCCGGTTCTCGCTCTCTGCCTCCTCGCACAACGCAAAGGCCTCGCGGGCGTCGGCCAGGATAGTGTCATCTGTCATCAATGTTTATCCAGCATCCGTCATGCGGTCTCACCGCACTGTCGGAAGAATAGGTTGCGGGAGAGTCACGACGCGACAAACGGTCGGACAAGAAAAATGAAATAGCCAGGGAAGTCTGGCTGCGCTGTCAGGCGAAAGACTGAGGCAACCGTCCTTGGCTTTCGCCACCACGCTGTTCAGCTTGACGACAGCCCCAACGTTTCGAGACCGAGATTATTTGCAGTCCGCAAACCTCTGCTGCGGCGACACTTTGCGCAAACGATAGGTCTTGGGCTCACCCGGGAGTTTGGGAGTGAAGCCTCCAGTCAATCCCTTCGCGGTAATCGTACCGCGAAAGGTGGCCAGCTCACCGAATCTCGGCACGGAAAAAACCAGCTTACCATGCCTGAGATCTTCGGCGGAAACTTGTGTCATCTCCGGATTCTTGTTCGGCTCACCGACAGATCGTTGCAGGAACGCATAGGTCGCCTCGGAAAGCTTCACGACACCTATTCTGATACCCAGCGCATCGCCGCCTTCCACATTGTAGCAAATGTCAGAATAAAGCTTGAAACTGTCTTCCGAAGCGGCGTTGGAGGTGCCAGGAAGAACGCATAAGGCAAGAACGGCGGCGATGCGGCGCACGACAATCCTAACGATCCGGAATCTGCGACTGGAAGGCTGCGACAGCCCGAGTGAAATTGTCAACAAGCTGCTGCCTGTCCGTCCCGGGATCTGAATAGAAGTGAGGCCGATCAGCGCGGGCTAAGCTGGCCGCCCCAGTTCAAGCCGGCGTCTTTTGCGGCCGAAACCACCCTATTCTGTGCATCCGGCCCCAACGCGGTCCAGTTGCCGACGTCCACGCCACGGCCGGCAGAGTGAAGACTGTGATGCGCTGGTGTGGTGGCCGTGGGGTCAACGCGCAGCGCATCCTGTTTGACCTGGGTTCTGTACCCGGAATCGAATTTCAGCGAAATGCCTCGATCACTGGATTTCTGAACGAAATCCGCAACTTTGTCGGCAAATTCGGGATTGAGATACGTCTTGCCAAGACCCGGCAGATAATACTCACCGACTTCCGGCGTTGCCGCAGATTCGGAGTCCCTCCAAGCATTCGGAACATCGGGTATTTCTATACTGGGCTTCACCAATTTTTTCCTCCTGCCGCGTTTGTCACGCCATCCATCCGTTCTCGACAACGTCGGTCCGCGCTTCCTCCGCCCGCGCCCGCTCCGGCTCCTCATACGCCAGGCACATCAGCCCGAAGGCATCGGCCGCGTGCGACGACCAGTCATGCTCCGGCCCCAGCCCCACGCTGCGGCTTTCGTCCTTCTTCTCGTGATACCAGCCCAGCGCATCCCGCCCCGCCTCGGTCGCCGCCTCGTTGAACCAGATTCGCCCAAACAACCGCCGCGCCGATTCAATCCGCATCATCGCCGCGCCCTTGCCCTGGTTCTTGATCACCTGAACCTCAAACCCCGCCTCGCGCACATGATCCTCATAGCGCTTGCCGGTGACGCTGTTCTCCGTCACCCCGTCATGCGGCAGCACGCAAAGTGCCTGGCCACAGCCCCGCGCCCGCAGCGCACTTATATAATAGGCTAGCACCTGCCCCACCCCCTCGATGTAATCCAGCACCCGGATCTCGCGGTCCACGAACTGCGCGATCCAGATCGCCATCGCGTCCGCGCTGGCGCCGCTGCCGCCGATGTCGAAAAACGCCCGCACCGGCAGCAAGGGATCGGCCGTCACCCGGCAGATGCGCCGCTGCGCCTTGGCTTCTGCCAGCGCCTGCGCGAAATAGGCCCCCTCAAGCGCCTTCGCATATCCACCTTCCCAGATGTGCTCATACCGGTCGGGATACAGCTTCAAATCGGTCAGCCGCTCATCCTCCAGCACTTGCGGAAACCAGGGATTGTCACGCCAGTTCACTTCCACCACCGCCGCATCCTTTGGCTTGCGGCTGCGGAAAAAATCGTCCACCGCATCGCCCTTGCGCCGCGGATTCCAGCTCGCCCAGATCTGGCTGCCCTTGGCACGAATGGTCGGGCGCAACAGCGCCAGGCTGCGCTGCGACAACACCTGCGCTTCCTCGATCCAGGCGCGCTTGAATCCTTCCAGGCTCTTGATCGCATCTGCCGTGGTGTCGTTCATCCCCTGGAATATCACCACCCCGCCACCCGGCGTCTGGATCTGGTTTTCAAAATTCTTGAACCCGTCGGCCTCGCCCAGGCCCAACCGTTTGAGCTTGGCCTCGATCAGCCGCTTGGAGGAATCCTTCAGCGACTTCTGTACCTCGCGGATGCACACCGCCAGCATCCCCCGTTCACACAGGCAATCCTCGATCAACAGCTCGGCGAAGAAATGCGACTTGCCCGATCCCCGCCCGCCGAACGCGCCCTTGTAGCGTGCTGGCGCCAGCAGCGGCTGGAACACCCGCGGCGTATCAATCCGCAAGGTCCTCGTCACTTTGCGGATCAACAATCACCCGTTCGATGCGCGCCAGCAGCGCGCGGCCGTCTTCCTCGCCCGCCAGGGGCTGGCTCGCCTTGCCCCAGCCCCGGTCCAGCAGCGCCTGCGCCGCTGACACCCGCGCCGTCGCCGGTCCGTCATCCTGGTTCATGATTCCCGCCAGCACCTTGATCGCGGCGCGCGTATGCCGCCGCGCCAGCGCCTTGATTTGCGCCGCCGCCTTGGACGTCGGCTTGGCCGCCAAGTCTCAAATCCTTGATGTCTGAAATGAAAAAGCCCCGCTTCCGCGAGGCCGCCGGGAGAAGCGCATCAACCGCACTCACTCACCGTGAGAAAAGTTATGATCGGATTTTATAACCCGGTCAATGCATCCGCGACACCGAGCAGCGAATTATTTCGCTGCCGCTCAAATCCAAAACTTCTGCGTCCGATCAGCGAACAAACTTACTGACACTTCCCGGAAACAACTCTGCCGGCGGACCATTTTCAAACGAAGCCGTCTCCGGACCGCCAAATCCGAGAATTTCATAGACCGGATAGGGAAAATATACCGTCTTGCCCCGAATTTCGGGATGCACCGGTCCCTTGAATGAAATCCCGTCGAATTCATAGGATCCGAGATAGGAAAGCCCTTTATGGGTCTCCTCGAACACCAGCAGAAGGGTCGCACCATGCCCGGCGGGACGCTTCTCTTCCCATTCATATTGCCAGAACTTGTAACGCCTGCCCTTGGCGACGATCGAACCCTTTATCGGCCAGGCGCGGGCCTCGTCATTCATCGCCCTGCCAAAATGTCCGGCGCGCAGAACTTTCCATATGCCGGATTTGCGCTCAAACGCCCCACCGGGCTGTGCCCCAAGCACCAGCACCGCAATCACGACGATGAAGGTGCTGACGACCCGTTTACTTCTGCCAATCCCCATAGCTGGCCCATGCATTGTTCAGCACAGTATTAGCATAATCGTCTTTCTTGGGAATGCCATTGATGGTGCCGGGCGCCGCGTTGTAATTCCGTAACGCCATGTAGAGCCCCTGATACGGCACCAGGCTCTGGTGATCGCGATTGCCGCCGATCTGGCCCTTGTAATGCAGCCATTTCAACGCCGCATCCGCACTGGCGTGTGGAGTCATGACTTGGCCTTCCGTCAAACCGGCGATCTTGTACTTCTCCGAAGCCCAGTCGCGAGGATTGTTGACCTGAAACGGATCGGTCTGCAAAGCCTGTCGGCTACCGCCGCTCTCCCGCATCTGCCACGCCTTCATCAGTTGCGGCGACATGTATTCCGCATCGCCAGGAAAGTAGCCGTTTTCTCCATTGTATTTGTTCGCAGCCGCGACGATGGCGTCATCATTCCCGGCCCGCCAGGCATTCTTTCCGGTTTCGGGATACCCCTGCACTCGCCCGATCGGATTCTTTGGCCCTGGGGAGGGCAGATAACTTCCGTCCGGAAAGCCTGGCACCAGGTGGTTGGTGTCGGCTTCATCAATCGTCAGCGGTGCAGTCCTGGCCTGTCCTTGCCCATCGTCAGTTACAGGAGGAAGCCCGTGGGCGGCCGCAGCGTCGTTCGGGTCCATAAGCAAGTGAAGACCGTTGCCGGGAGCGTAGCTGGGTAACCCATCCAGGATACCGCCGGAAGTCGGAAGGAAGGCGGAATTTTCTGTGTCGTCGTCCCGCCAATTCGGTATCGGCAGCACAAGATTTCCCATCGACATCCTTCCGGAGAAATAGCGGATCGCGCAATAAAAAAGCCCCGCTTCCGCGAGGCCGCCGGGAGAAGCGCATCAACCGCACTCACTCACCGTGGGAAATTTATGCTTCTCTTTTTAAAGCGGGTCAATACATCCAGCACAGGCCGGCGCAAAATATCCGCAGCGCTTCCTCCCCCGGCCTCCATCC